ATCGTAGTGATCTTCGATTCAATAAAGAGTTCCAGTTCACAGAGACAGATCGTAGTCAACAGTTCTTACAAGAAACGTTTGACCTCGGTGGTGATATCAACAGTGCAGCTAATAGACTTGCTCAACAGCAACAATCTAATGCAGCATCTCAGGCTAGTACACAGAACTTTATACAAGGCGGTGTGACTGGTGCAGGTATCGGTGCTTCAGTAGGTGGTGCTCCAGGTGCAATAGTTGGCGGTACCATTGGTGCAGTCTTAAGTTTAATATAGGAGAATAGAATGCCAGATTCAAAAGGTAATCTTTCAATAGAAGAGTTAAGTGTACATAGTGATGCTCTAGTACTAGAAGCTGCTGAAGCTGGTGGTACGCCTGAGCAAATAGCTAACGCTTCTAAGAGAGACATAAGTGATATTAATAATCTCCTAGCATCTGCTGATGTAGACATAGCACCCTCTGCTAATGACTACTTCCAGATGATGACTGACTCACAACCACCAGGTTCTAGTGATGCTTACATTGCTACTAACGCTGGTAAGTTAGCAGCACTAGATGCAGTAGAGAGTGATCGTAACACTGAGCAAGTATACAATGATGCGTATAAGAAGTTACACGGTTCATTCGTAGATGCTACAATGGAGTCAGCCTTCCAAGCTTACTCCGATAAAATGTCTGGTGAGGTTGAAGCCCTCATCGCCCAAGATGTATCAGCTAACCCTGATAACTTAGAGAACCATGTCGCTACACTAGCAGGCTTGGAAGCTACTAAGGATATCTATTCAGGATTAGATGGTAGGAACAAAGCTCTGGTCGATATATACTACAAAGAAGGTTTAGCTAATAGATCTAGGAGAATGATAGAAGCTCAGATGTTTACATCAGACTACTTCTCACAGACAGCTGAAGACCGTAGTGTACTAGATAAAGTTGTAGATGGTATAGGTCTAGTAGTAGATCCAATGTCATTCACATTCGATATAGATGATCTAGCAGAGATAGACCCAAGTGCTAAGGGTGATAATCGCTTCCAACAGTTAAAGAATATAGTAGGTGGGTTTCAATCTATTGATCCAGACCTACAAAAAGAAATAGCTCCTATGATTATTGATAAGGCATGGGAAGCTTTCGATAACAATGAATATAAAGTCATGTCTTTCATCGGATTAATGTTTGATGAAGACTATGAGAATGTAATAGAAGGCTCAGCGGCACTAGATGTCATTGAAGGTGCTACTATTATAGCCCCTCTAGTCAGTTCATTCAAGGCTGCTAAAGGCTTTAAGAAGATCTACAACATGCGTACACAGCTACGTGACATGGGGACACCTGAGGAAGCTGTAAAGGCTACTACAGGTCCAAAGAACCCTCTCACAGACGCTATGGATGCTGACCCTATGCAGTGGGAAGACACTGTGATGGGTGCTGCTAACGGTACTGATGAATTAGCTCCTGAATTCTTGGCTATGCATAAGCGTATACAAGATGAAGTAGTACAACCAGTACGTGGAGTAGGTGATGATGATGCATTTATCAAAGTAGATGCTCTTACAGCTGCTGAACGTGATGCTGCTATCCAGAAACGTGTAGATACTCTTAACAAACAAGATAAAGATGGTGTTCAATACCGTAATGCTGCTGTACTTGAGTCAAATGACAAGGGTTTCACAGTTGGTTATGAGATTGAGGATGCTGCTGGTGTTTCTAAGCGTGATGCGTTCTTTAATTGGACACGTGATGACGCTGGATCACTGATTGCAGTGGATCAGGAGATGGTAGACGCTTCTAATTCGTTTATCAGTACTAAATTACTATCTCCAGAGGTAGTACTACGTGGTTTTGATGACAATTTAGTAGGTGATGTCACATTTGCAGGGTTACAGAGCGCTACTTTACGTAATAGCTTAGCTGCATCGTGGAAAGCTACTGATAAAAGCTTCTCATCTATACCAACTATGACAATTAAGAACGGTAAGCCTGTTATGGCACGTGGTGATGCACGTAAAGCTGTTGATGAGTTGTTAATAGCAGGTGATGAGGCTGAACAAGTCTGGTCTGTAGAGAAATTAAGATCTGGTTCAGTTCAAACACTATCAGGTAAGCGTAAGTATACGATGCCAGAGATAGAAGCTTACTATGCTAAGCGTGCATTCTTAGATGAAGCACATGGCTTACAGAATAACATCGTGAAGGATAAATTAAACTTCATGGGTTATAAAGAAGCTTCATGGTCTAGTGTAGATGGTGTTGTGACTACTGCTGTAAGTAAGCCGGTTAAAGATTTAAGAGGTTTAGATAAAGCAGACAATGTTCTTGATACTACTCTTGAAGGTAACGGTGTTTGGAAGGTAGGTGACTATGGTGCTGAGGATCTAGGTGATACAACTCAGATCGTACGTCTATTAAAGCCTATTGATAAGGATGGTGTTAAGGTCAAGTATGCTGTAGTTAATACAGCTGAAGATGGTAGTAAGGTGGGTGATCTACCTGCTCAAGTACTTAACAAGACTGATGGATATGTACCTCGTATCTCTAAGCCTGGTTATATGTACGTTAAGAATATAGATACTGGTGATACAGTAGCTAGGTTTAAGACTAAGGCTAATGCTGAGAACTTTGCAGCTGAACAGTCTGCTCGTATGAATGCTGAGAAGCTATCTGGTGATAAGGATGTAGTATTACATGCCTTCCGAGATAGAGACTTCAATGCTATTGATTCAGTGATGGAAGACTCTAACTCATTCGGTGGTCTGTATACAGGTGCACGTAGTAGAGAAGGTCTATTAGCTGGAGATGATCTAGCAGGTGAGGTAACTCGCTTATCAGCTGGTCAATCAATCAACCGTATGATGGATAGTATCTCTTTCCAAATGCCATTGAATGAATACCGTTTAGGTGTTATCAATAGGTGGAAAGAAACTGCTAAGCAAGCTCTTCGTAATGAAGGGTTAGAGAATACTAACTTAGCTAGACTTATAGATAGTGATGAAGACTGGGCTGATGCTCCTCTTAACATTATCAATAATAATAAAGTCCGTAACATGCTAGACTCACATCGTCAGTACTTGAAAGACTCTCTTAAAGTAGCACACAACGAAGAGAACCTATGGGCTAACAAGCTAATGGATATCGCAGACACTATACCTAATGGTAAAGCGCGGGACCTAGTAGTTTCAGTAGCAAGTAAGAATCCAGTGACAGCTCTTAAAGGAGCTACCTTTGATGCTTACCTTGGTTGGTTCAACCCTCGTCAGTTATATGTACAAGCACAGAATGCTGCACTAGCAGCTAGTATGTACCCTGCTCAGGCCGCCCGTGCGATCCCTGAAGCGATGATACAGCGTGTAGCCTTGTACTCTAAGACTATTGACAAAGAGATGCTTAAGAAGGCTGCTAAGGACACTGGGATGGATAACACTGCTATGCAAGACATGGCTGAAGGCTTAGAACAGTTCAAACGTTCTGGTCTAAGAGATGGTGTTATGCGTACAGGTGACTATGCTTCTAATGTAGGTGGTTTCTCCACTGGTACAATGGAAACATTCCGTAAAGCTTCAGCTGCTGGTCGTGTATTCTTTGAAGAAGGTGAATCATTCTCTCGTCTTATCTCTTGGAACATAGCACGTCGTAACTTTAAGGCTGCTTTCCCTAATAGAGCTATAGATGATAAGGCTATCCGTGAGATAGCAGATGATACTCTTCGTATGAACATGAACATGCAACGTGAGAACGCAGCATGGTGGCAGAAGAATCCATTTACTTCTATACCTACTCAGTTCCTACAGGTTCAGGCTAAACTAGCTGAGAACGTAGTAGGTGGTATGTTAGGTAACGGTAAGTGGACTAGGAAAGAAGCTTCACAAGTATTAGCTGGTCAGCTGTTCCTATATGGTACAGGTGGTGTAGCGTTAGCAGAAGGTGCTGCTTCATTCTTGAAAGAGAAGACAGCAGGAGATGAGCTAGCGTTTACTGAGATGAATCCTACCCTTAGTCAAGCACTTGATCGTGGTATGACTGGTGTATTCTTTAATGCACTGGGTATGGAGAATAACTTCTCAGAGTCTGCAAGTATTGTAGCTGGTCTAGATGACAACGTTGTTGTAGATCTAATGGTTGCCTTTGGTGATCTAGCTCAAGGTAATGCTAGTAGCGTACCGTTTAAAGCACCATCATTTGGTGTAGTTAAACGTGGTGTAGATGCATTCAGTGCAACTTACCAAGCTATGGCTGATATCTTAGTTGCTCCTTCAGTAGCTACTATGGGTGACAGTATCATCAAGTCTATTGACTCGTTTGCTGCTATCACATCTACTTGGTCGAATGCCCGTAAGGCTAGATGGTTACACAAGTTCGGAGAGATCCGTGATACACGTGGTAACATCATAGCTGCTGGTAATCGTACTGAAGATATGAACATACAGACTGTACTAGCTAAGGCTATGGGTTTCCCTACTGATATAGAAGATACTTACTATAAGCAGAAGATGTGGAACTATGATCGTAAGAAAGCTGAACAGGAAACTGGTAAGGCTATCAACAAAGTGTGGTTAGAGTTTAAGCAAGACGGTAACCTGGAGAAATACCAGGGTAATCTTGGTTTACTTATGTCAGAGTATGACAGTCAACCTCTACTTAAGCAACGTATCATGAACAATCAGATCCGTAAGATAATCAATCCTCGTTCAGGGATAGATAAGGACTTACAGAAATTCTTAACTGACTATGTCAGATCCGGTGGTGAGATAGGTACTAAATCTTTCCAAGCACCGCTAGTTAACGAGGCAGAATAATGGCTAATATAACACAACCAAGAGTGCAGTCAACTACAAGTCAAGCACAAACATCAAGCCCGATTGTTGTCCGTGAACAAGAAGGTTTCTTTGATCAGTTGATTGATGCCGCTCCAGCGATGGCCCAAGTAGCTATCAATGCACAGAAGTTTGGTGCTCAGCAGAGAATGAATACTCAAGCTGCTGAAGATCAGACTGAACTGGGTGAAGTATCATCTCACATCAATAGCTTAGCTCTAGGTGCACTACGCACCCAAGAGCAGGCTAGTACTGTTGAGCAGTTATCACTAGACCTAGCACAATCTAACTTAGATGGTGATATAGGTGCTAATGATTACCGTACGATGAGCAAGTTCAACGAAGAGTTTGCTAAGCTAAACACTATGCGTTCACAGAATCCTCAGACTGCTCGTCAGGTTGAGATACGTGCACGTGAGAAGCTAGATGCTATGTCAGCTAGTAACCCACACCTAGCTACTAAGCTAGAACAGACGTTCCGTGCTGTTATGGGTGGTGTTAGTGTATCATCTGGTACTCAGGCTCAGACAGATCTAGTTAAACTACGTGATGTACAGGGTATCTATGGTGAGAACCCATCTCCTGATCAATTCCAGAAGTGGGGTAGACTAGAAGCTCAACGTCGTAGACTTGATGCACAGAAAGAAGAGTTAGGTATACAAGCTGAACAAGGTAATCTACATATGGGTGCTATTAAGAACCTAGTAGGTGGTAAGTTCGACAATGGTATGCAACGTATTCAAGAAGAAGCTCAAGCATTGTGGCAGAGACAAGGTGCACTTAAGGCTGATCAAATAGATAACCTAAAGTTCAAGGCTCGTAACCTATACAACACTACTGTTAACAATAGTCGTGGTTTAATCAACGAAGTTAACTCTCAAGGTGCTGGTGTAATAGACCGTAACTCTTCTAATAAGTTCTTACAAGAAGAATTAGGTGGTTATATAGATAGCTTTGATAAGTGGGTAGATGATGCAGATCTAGGTAAGAAACTAACTGCTATGAACACTGCTCAACAGAACATCATGAACGTTGGTGCTATGAATAAGGTACGTAATGTACAAACTATCATGGGTGACAACAACACTGGTGGAGCACTAGGCTTATCAGCTGTACTAGCGGGTAAAGATCCAGCTACACGTGCAGCAGTAGAAGGTTTAGCCAATGCTACTGGTGACAGTGCTACTGGTATAGACTTTGAAGAGACTATGATCAATGCATTCACGTTTGTTAACCAACAGACAGTACCACCTGGTTATGAGAAGTATGCTACACTAGCTGGTATCCTCTCTATGCGTAATGGTGAGACTGATCCTAATGTACAGACTAATACTGCACAAGGACTAGGTGATCTTAACCAACGTAAGGGTGATGTTACTAAGTCTATTGCTTACTTCAGTGAACCAGCTATTGCACGTACATATGCAGGTGCTGATGCTGCTGTTACACAAGACTTACAGAATACTATCACTAATCTTAATAGCTCGACTCTAGGTCGTGTTAGACAAGACAACCTATTCGTAGAGTATGACCAAGTAACTGACAAGTTCGTAGCTTTCAGAGGACCTACCTTCAGTAAGCCTAATCCTAGACAGGTTAGACCTGTTGATAACCAGTTCGTTACAGCTGATGTGTTTGAAACAATACAAGCTGCTGAGTTTGGTGGACGTGGTAAGAAGTCATCTCGTTTCTCTAACCCTCTTGTAGATAATGATATCTCTAAGGATATCAATGCTCTATACAGACTACACAATAACCCTAATTACCGAGCATTAGGCGGAGCCTCAGCATTCAAGAAGGAATGGTTAGGCCTTGGATTAGAATTCAATAACATTCAACCTGAAGAGCAAGTCTCTGAATAAGGATATCACGGTATGGCTAGGAAAGTACAAGCAACACCTGGACAACAAGTAACGGCTAATGCACAAGACATTGGTTATGTACTTGGGAAGATGGAAATGATCGAGAAGAAGTTCGATGAGCAACGTATAGAACTTAAGAGTGAGAATGATGAGATACTAGCTAAGCTAGATGAATTATCAAAGACCATGTCATTCTGGAGACACAGTCTCTGGATAGTTAAGGCTATCGTAGCGTCCATACCTTTACTACTAGCAGCAAACTACACTGATTTAACACAACTCTGGAAGGATATGTAATATGGCAGCAGCAAAAAGAGAAGTAGCTAACAAGGCTAAGAAGAAAGCCAGTGGCAAAGCATTCGCTAAGGCGATAGGCGGAGCTAAGAAGAAAGCTACTGATAAAAAGAAGAAGTCGAAATAGTACAGACGAAAAAAAACCCTCATAGAGCTTGCGCTTTATGGGGGTTTCTTCGTTTATACTACTTGTTAATGTGTTCTAACGCAAGGGCTAATATATAGGAGACTGCAATAGCTGCGACAACTCCGCAAACACTTACAACAAGTTCTGCACTAGGCATTGTTCATCGCTTCTTCAGTGAGTTCTTTAAGATGCTCAGCTTCGATATCGTCTGTGTCTTCCTCAGCGGCTGTGTCAGCGTCGTCTATCTGACCCTGTAGGAAGGCATTAAGAGGACCCATACACGCCTTGACGAAGTTGTCAGCGGCTTCCTGAGGCATGTCCTTAGACAGTCCCATCAGATGTGCATCAGCAAAGGCTCGAGCTGGGCCTAAGCCATTCTTTTCTACTTCTGTTTCATAAGCACGCATGAAGTTGCTTACCATATCGTTGATTACTTCTTTTGTATATTCAGTCATTCGTCTATCCATTCTTGTGGTATTCGTTTATCAGCATACTGCCACGTTACATCCTTAAACTTACCCCGCCCCTTACCTTCACAGATATCAGCGTATGTAGTAGTCGATGCTTTAGTGATCTTTGACTTGGATCTATCGAATACAAAACGTATATCTAATTCAGGGTGTTGGTCACGGATAAGTAGGTGCTTCAGCCTATCCTTGTATACCCAGATACCCTTGGTTTCTATGATCAAGGTCTTACCACTCTTAGTAGTAATGATAAAGTCTGGTGTGTACTTGTGGTTTGATGCTGGTTCTGTGTATGGAATCTTAAGTGTCTCGAATGTGAACGGGACACCTAGATCTTCCAACGACTTAGCTGTTCGCTCCTCTAAACCTGATCGGTATATAGAGGAGTCATGCATCCGCTTGAAGTTACTTCTTCGCTTTGCCATTCATTACAGCTTTATAGTTTTTGTTAGCCATTGCAGCATCATAGATTGCTACGAACTTATCATCAACCTTATTCGTACTATCCGATACTGCTTCACGGATCACTGAGCTAGCAATCTGACGAGCTGCTTGCTTGATTAGTGGTAAGCGGTAAAGTTTACGTAAGAAACCTAGTAGTTTAAAAAGTAAAGTCATCTTCTTCTTCCTGTTTGTTAATTAACATTTGTTTATGTAGATCATTGAACGTATCTGCCCACTGATCCTCTTCATCCTTCATCATCCACAACAGTGTCCCATTTTCAATGAGGAACTGCTCTGCATAACTACCGAATCTTTTCTCATACTGTTCGTAGACATGCTCGAACATAGTAAGTTCATCTTCCATCGCATCTAACTTAGATACTAGGGCTGACTTAGCACCTACACCATGTAGGCCCTTGATGTTATCAGTCATGTCACCTGTAAGGCACTGCTTATAGAACCAGCGTAGCCCCTCTACTTCAGTAACAAATACCTTCTCATCAGTATTCCAGTTGTAATGCCAACCAGGTACCATCTTGAGGTCCTTGTCTATAGTACAGATGACAGTGTTGCTATTATCTTCGAACCAAGTGGCTGGATAAGTGACACCTTCCAGTGCTTGGTGCATACAGATCTTACGTGTTATAGAATTACTCTTATAT